TAAAAAAGATGACAAAGAAAATACACAAATGCGAGAGATGTCAGAAACTCTATCAGAGGAACAATCTTCACAAGAAATGCAGGGAGATTGAAGATGCCGATAACTAGAGGCATACAGTGTGCTTACTGTCCACAAATGATACCTAATGATTATGTTATGGAATTACATCTTAAAGAACATACAGATAAGATAAAGTCAGCAGACAGATTAAGGAGAAAAGAGGATGCCAAAAGGAATAGTAAGCGAAGAAACGAAACGTTTTCTGAATACTAACGCAAGGGTAAAAGAAGGCTACGAATATCCAGAGAAATTCTGGTGTTATGATCCTATGTCAGAATCAGAGCATTGTTGTTGGTGGCACTATACGTTTTATCCTAACGGTGGTCCGGAAAGAGATAATATTTATCATCCATGTTACAAATATGAACAGGAAATTTTAGAACACTTAGAAAAAGGAAAAACAGATCCGTCAAAAAGAATGATATGTGTATACAAGGCAACAGGACTAGGACTTACAGAACTTACATTACTTTGGATTCTATATAAATGTTGTACCGATGATTTCTTTCAGCAAAACGAGGATGTAGTAATATTTACCGGACCAAACATTGAACTTGCAAAGAAATTAATTGAAAGAATGAAACAGTTTGCAAACGGAAGAATAGACTATGAGGATCATGGTATGTATAAGATTCAGATAGGAAGGGCAAACATACAGGCTTATCCAAGTAATAACATTGACGCAGTTAGAGGTATTCCTAGGGTGTCATGTGTATTCGGAGACGAGGCAGCCTTCTTTACAGGACTTAAGGATGACAAGCAGATTAGAGTCGTAGGAGAAAGATACAGAGGAAAGTCAAACTCTTATGTAATTTGGGTATCTACCGCAGGAGACTTTGCATCTGGTTTCTTCCATGACATCAAAGAAGAACCCGAAGCATCATGCAAGTATGAAAGGTTCGAGATGTATGAGGATCGTGGATTAGAGAAAGATGAAAAGACAGGAACTTCTATATTTTCAGATGAGTTTATAGCAGAAGCACGACAACTACCGTCATTTCCACAGGAATATCAGGGTATTTGGGGTGCTAATGTGGGAGATATATACTCTACAGAGGCATTGGATGAGGTTTGTGATATGGATTATGAAATAGACTATGAGGTTAATGACAAGAACAGATTAGGATTCTGTGACCCGGGATTTGGTACTTCACAGTTTGGTATCTGTATAACAGAGATGAGACAGAATATGCCCTATGTAATTTATTCAAAATCTTACAAGAGACAGAGTGCAACTGCCATGATTGCAGAGATAAACAGACTTGCAGATTTGTTTGGAGTAAAGAAATGGGGTTGTGACAAGGCAAACCCTGAAATAATAAAGGATATGAGAGAGACTTTACACTTAAACGTTACAGCAATATCAAACAAGGAATCAGGTCGTAAGATGACTACACTAGCAGCAAATAAGGTACAGAAAAACAAAATAAGAATACACCCAAAGTTTTATAATCTAAAGAAACAGTTGATGACTATTACATTTGGTAAGAACGGACAGCCTGCAAAGACAAAGGATAATCCGTTTGATGAAGGAGACGCATTTCAGGGAAACATATATCTAAGATTCTCTGGTTCTGGACATCTATCAATATCTTATGCCGAAGAAGAATTCTAGGTAGATTTTGTTGATATTAGAATAGAACGATAAGAGCCTACACATACCTGTAACATTGGTATTTTATTTTCAATCATTTCATTTACCTGTTCATTGTTAACCATTTCTGTTCTCAACCTGTCCATAGTAAAATAAGCAGGAAATCTTGCAAGTTCCATTATGTCATATTTCTCATAATGATCCAAGGTCTTTGATGTTTCCATATATTTGTTAGTCCATCTGCCTTTTACCATTTGCATTTTCATCAGGCTTTGTGGCGTAGTTTCTGATAACATTTACCTATTAAATAATCAGGTCTTATATTTAAACCGTAACGGTCTTCTACAAAATCAATCAAGAATAATCTAAAAACAGAGCAAGAAGAATAGATTAAACCTATCACTATTGCAGATCCTATTGGATTATTCAAAATAAAAGTTGCAAAAAGAGGCAGTAGAAGCAGATTTAAGACAAAAGATACAGGAGATCCTGAACCTGCCGAGAATGTAGCCTTTCCCAGCATATATCTAATCGTCTTTATGTAATTTCATCTCCTGTATTGCAAATGCCAATGAAAACAGACAGGATGCTGCTGCATGAGCCAAGTGGAAATAAGTTGATTCGTCTAGGTCTTCCCCATCTACCTCTGAGAACAGATGTCTTAGTGCAGCCCTGTTATATCTGTCTCTACCGTCATCTATTCTTTTCCAATTATCTCTGTCGTACTTTTCAGCACCATACATTAACACTCTGACTACTTCATCCAATGCCTGTTTTGGTATCAAAGTATAGTCTAGTTTATCTTCGTCAAATTTTACACCTTTCATTTCCATTCCTCTTTTGCCTTCTGATAAGCCATGGCGTTTTCATAACATTCTTTACAAAGATGAATACTATGTTTCTGTTCTTCCCCATCTACGTCTATTATGGCTTCTACATAGACAGCAGCATTGTTTTCACAATTAGTTGATTGACAATCCATACTTCTTTATAGACCTTGAGTCATATAAACGTTTGTAATGACGCTTATAAACAAACTAGATCAGGAAATATGGGTAAAAGGCAACTATACTGCAACATCTGGTAACGGATTATCAGGAACTATCTATACAGAGCCAAAAATGGCTAATGCAAAGAACCTTACAGGCTATACATTAAAGATCAGACTATACGATCAGAACAGGAGAGAGGTATTCAGTGATGATTGTGATATTTTAGTAGCAGGATCAGGCACATGGGAGTTCTTACCTGTAAAAGGAGAGTTTAATATAGACTTTATAGGAGAAGTTGAGATAGAATTAACCAAATCAGACGAAACAGAAGAACTAACAGCCTATGGTGTTAATGGTTCATCTAAATTAAGAATAAGATAATACTTCTATTTATGATACAATCACATAAAAGAGCATAAATGTTTGATAAAGTCGAGATAAATCCTATAGAATCAACCTTTGGTAACGTAAAAGTCTTTACAGAAGGCATAAAAAGCGAAGTTAACTTTAACCAATGGGCAGGAGAAACCAAACCAGAGGTATCTTTTGCAAAGATATTCTATCTTAATGATCACGATTCACGTCTTTACCTTGCTTCTGACACCTATGTTCAGTTAATCCTTGGTTCAGGTATGACTATATCAGGAGAGAATCAAAAAGCAATTAAAGCACTACAAAAATGGGTAGATAATAACTTTATTGAGGAAAAAATAGAAGATGCCTGTCATTCTTATGTAATAGCAGGAAACTGTATGTTTGAACTTATAATGAAGGGAAATAAGGTAGTTGATATTGACGAAATTGACATAACAACCATTGTTTCTGCTACAAGAGACAAAACAGGTGCAGTATCATCATATATGCAACACGTTAACGATAAAGATAACCCAATATCATCAGAATTTATAGGTCATCTTAAATTTACTAACAGAAGGCATGAATTATGGGGTAGAGCACTAGCACAAGCCATAGTTACACCAAAAGAGGTAGGCGGAAAACTAATTGATTCATCTGTAGAGGAAATGTGGAAGATGGAAAACGCTATGGTTAAGATTTTCCAGAGTTATGCAAGCCCTATGATGATGATTCAGTTTGAAGACGTAGGAGAAGATTTCATTGAGGATAAACAACAGGAATTTCGTAACTTAGGTGCAGGTGCAAAGATCATTACAGACAAGGCTTTCAAGGCAGAGATATTTGAGGTCAATCCAGCATCAAAATTCGATAAATATATAGAACACATGGAAACTGCAATCATGGAAGCAGGTACTCAGTTCGCCACTCAGATGTTTACAGCAGGATTTACAGCAAGAGCATCATCAGAAGACACATCTGACATGATTAAACTAAAGATTAAAAGAGTTCAGCGTAGATTTGGACTACAATTAAGAAAAGAGGTATTCGATCATGTATTAAAAGGACTAGGATATAACCCTGATACTGTTAATCTTAAGATTGGATTCCAATTTGACAACGAATCTGTCCTATCAGTGCAAGACATAGTAGGATTATTCGAGAAACAAGCTATTAAGAGATCAGAATTAAGAAAATACATAGCAGATAATACTGATTTAGAGGTAGATATGAGTGATATGGATGACACATTGCCATTGACTTCTGTAACACCTACCGATAAAATGGATGAGCCTAAAGATATAAAGCCTGAACCATTACCAGAGGAATCAGTATCAGATCCTACAATAACAAACTATGGAGATGTAGATATTCCTGTACCTCAGAAAAAACCAAAGAAGAAGAAAAAGAGAAATAACACTCTTGGTTTAGACGATACCTCAGACTAATACTTCTATTTATAATATTATCCCATAAAAAGACATGAATATTGAAGGAATCCTAGCCATGCCTAGGAAATCGCTCAATAACAACTTTTATTTCGCCTCTGAATTGGCAAAAGCACATGAGCAAACAGTACCTCTAAGGCTTAACCATGACAAATCAGATGACGGAATTATTGGTCGTTCCACTCTATATTGGGATGAGACAACAGAACAGTTATCTTATTCAGCCTTTATAGAGAACGCAGAAATAGTGGCAGAAGTTCAACGTTTAGTAGAAGCAAACATAGAGCCTAAAGTATCTTTGGGTCTTACTGCTGGTTCTGACGTTAAACTATGTCATTCAAACGGAGAGGAATGTATGAACGCACCTGTTGACGTAGCATTTAATGAAATGTCTCTGTTATTAGGAGAAGATCCCGGAATTCCTGAGACTTCTGTAGTAGTAATAGAAAAGAAATGCGGAACTAAAATGGTTGAGATTTATGCAGAATCCTTTAAGTTGAATACTTCTATTAGTAACGAACCAACTAAAGTTGAATCAATGAGTGAAGAAAATACAACTCCCGAATTTTCAGCAGAATTAGACGCCAAAATTGATTCTGTTGTTTCCAGCAGATTAGATGCTAGATTAGCACAAATCGACGCTGATAACAAAGCAAAAGCAGAAGCCGATAAAGCCGAAGCAGATGCTAAAGCAGAAGCCGATAAATTAGAGGCAGACAAGAAAGCCGAGAAAGAGGAAGCAAAAAAATCACTTGAAGATTCTATGGCAGAATTAGTCGAAAAGAGAATCGCAGAGGAAACTGCAAAACTCGAAAAACAATTCGCAGAATCCCAACGCAAATCCGAGGTTCAAGAATCTCGTGGTCAAGTATGGGAAGAAGCACAAGTCGACGAACAAGTTAGTTTGATGGAGAAAGTTCTCGAAGGACAATCCGTTACTATCAAGATCGACAAAGACGAGTTTATTGACAAACACTCTGTTTTCCAACCATCTCCATTCATGGAAGCTGTATCAACTTCTGGTACTATTCCGGGCGTAGATGTTGGATCACAAATCGTTGTTCTTCCGGGTGGTATTCTTGCTAAATCCATTAGACCTTGGGTTCAAGTAAGAAAGATCAAACAAGGAGAAGACACAGTGAGATTCTATACTCTTGACATCCCTGCATTTGGTACAATCACTGAATCTGTAGATACAGACATTAGTCCTGCAACCCACACTTTGACAGGTATTGATTTATCTGCAAACACTGTTAGAGGTTTCAGACAAAACGTCTTGAAAGCAGAAGTTGAGAAATATCCAAGAGATTTACTCAATAAAATCAGAGAAACAGCCAGAATTAGAGCAGTAGAAGACGAATGTACTATCATTTTGTCAACTATCGCAGCAGCCGCTTCACAAGACTTTGGTGCAAACCACTTTGACGGAAACGACGGTTCATTAGTTACTGACGAGACCAGCGAAGATGCAACAGGTGTTATGAAGGCAGCAGGTATCGAGGCATGTAAAGAACGATTGCAAAACCAAGGACACAATCCTGAAAACGGTGCAGCAGTTGCAGCTATTACTCCAAGAGCACAAAAAGAGTTAATTCAAGACACAGTAATCGTAAGATTCGTACAAACCGCAGATCCAAGCATCAGCAGATTAGGTAGAATTTCAATGTACTTCGGTATTGAGATTTTCGTAACCAACTGTATCAACACATCAAACAACAACTCAGCACGAAACATCGTGTTCATGAAGGGCAAAGCATTTGGACTTGCAGTAGGTCGTGAAATTGAATTAGAATTCGACAAAAACATCAGACAGCAATCCGTTGACATTGTTGCAACACACAGAGTTAACGCAGTTGTACTAGATGCTACCGCATACTGTATTCTATCAAGTAAAAACGATTAGATAAACTAATCAAATTTTTCTTTTTTTTATTTTACTTCTTGTAATCCCATTTACACATCGTTATATTATGACTAATTTTGATGATCTTACTAACAGAGTTTTGGATAAACTAGATATTTTAGACGCTAAAATAGACGATTTATGTACTTGGAAGGTAAAAATGCAGACAGAATGGAACGCACACAGTAAATCATCAGAAGATAGAGAGGCTAAAAAGGAAAAGAAATTCTATTATATAGTAGCAATTATGGGTGTAGCATTAGCCATGTTTGAGATTGCTTCAAACGTTACATTTAAATAGGGTATTGATAATAGTATGACTATGTTAGACAAACCTGACACATTAAAAAAGATACAGGTTGTATTAGTAGGCTTGTTAGCCTTTGGTGCAGTTGGTTATCTTATTGCAGGTGTACACGTTTATGGCATGGAATCAGAACAAGGTATGGAACTCTGGTCAGATGTCAAACTAATTGTAGTAGCAGGTGTATTAGCAGCCTTTGCGTTACTAGGATTAGGTAGACGAGCATCAGCAGACAAATAGGGTTTATATACCTTATTATTTTTTATTTATTTATGGCACAACTAACTATTGAGCAAATTAACAAGGAATTAAAATACCTTGAATATGCTTATAACCGTCTCTTAATCAAGACAATTCCTTATAGAGAGGAAAGAATAAGATTAGAGAAAGAGAAAGCCAAACTACTAGTCATGTCAGACGTAGCCTATGCAAAAATCGAACAAAAAAAGAAACCTCTAAAGAAATCCACACTAGACAGTAAGATTATTAAGAAAGGTGCTATGGGTATTCAGGACACAGGCAGAGTAGTTGTTGGCGAAGACAACGATGAGTACGTTGCAGACCTATAATAGGGTTTATATACTCTAACCTTTTTTATTTTTATTATGGATATACAGTTTTATGGTTTTGAGAACATCGGATGGCTAGAAAAGAGAAGATATATAAAGATTATGTATAAATGGCTTGGAGACCATATAGAATCCATACAAGACGAGGTTCAAAGAGACTATACAGCCTCAAGAGTTAAGAAATTTAGGGTAAGATTTTTTCCTACAACCATGTATAAAACAATGTACGGAGAATACAAAGGATTATCAGCAGATTTGGCTGTCGGAACTTCATTATCAGACTATATACCACATGAGAAGGTAGGACAGTTTGTTATTGATCTATTCATACTAGATAACAAAGACGATCTAAGATTCGCATCAAATCTTATAATGATGAGTCATGGATTGGGTCATGTTTTATTATATTCATACGATCATACAAGAAGGTCTGTATTAAAATACGACGATGATTCTGGAAACAGAGC